TTTTAAGGAAAACTCCCTTTCCTTCCAGGATGGATTGGAGACAGAGAATTTTATTACTTGCGAGGTCGATCTCGTCAAGGAGCAATATAGCACCTCGTTGGAGTGCTTCGATAACGGGCCCGTTATGCCAAACAGTTTCGCCGTTAATAAGGCGGAAACCCCCAATAAGATCATCTTCGTCAGTTTCGATTGTAATATTTACACGAATTAGTTCACGCTTAAGTTGAGCACACGCTTGCTCCACACTAAACGTTTTACCATTACCCGAAAGACCCGTAATGAACGTAGGATAGAAGAGATTGGAAGAAATAATTTTCTTGATGTCATTAAAATTACCAAACTTGACGAAGGTATCATCTTTATCAGGAATAAGATTTTGTTCTACAACAGGAAGGGCAGAAGGTGCTTGATATGTGCGTTCGATTTGCTCTACCTTCTCTTGAGTCACTTCCAGATTCCAACGACCACGATCAGTCTTAAATGGTTCTAGGCGACGTGTAACAGTCTGATAATTAATACTGCGAGAAGCGCAATATCCACGAATATCACCAGAACTGAATTCGGAACCGAAGAGTTCTTTTAGGTCAGCAAACAGTTGATCGTCAGTCACAGAAGTTTTGCGGGGCATGATGTAGTTAGGTGGTTTTGTCTTGAACTCTCATAGTATAGCACTAAAAAAGGGGGCAGTCAGTGCCCCCTTGTGACGGTTTGGAAAGTGGTTTTTAGGAATACCCCTTTACCTTTTTAACATGGGCGATACGTTCCTTTCCAGTTTCTCCTTGAAACTGAGGTCTATTTGTTCTTCCTCTACGAATATCTTTTGCATCTTTATTCAAATCATCGGTTTCTCTATGTTCTGCTCTTCTATCAACGTCCCCCGTATGAAGAGATGAATTTGGAATATTTACTCCTGCACGACCTGCTCTTGCAGTTCTTATTTGCCGCTTTTCATTTTCACTCTTTCCATCGTCCACTTTTGCCTCACCAATAATACTTTCTCTCCAATCTTCACTCATATTCACCATAATAACTTCTGCCTGCTCTACAGACTCAGCATATCCCTCATCAATCAGGTGTGAGAGGATGGTGTCATAGATGTCTTCCCTAACCTCAACATCTTTCAAGTTAGTTCGCCTTCTTCTTGTTGGTTCTCCTGATGATTGGGATTGAGTTGTAGGTTCTTGATTATTACCTTGTAGTGTTTGAAGAGCCGCTACATATCTTGCCAGTTCCTCCGGAGTTTTTTTCTTCCCTAACGTAAATTTTTTCTTCCCTGTAAATTGCTCATTATAAATCTCTACCATATCATCCCAAGTATACTCACTCAGGTCATAACCTTCTTCTACAAGTTGATTTACCCATTCCTCAACATATATTGCAGTATTATATTCATCAAACTGCTCTCGGAGTTCTTCATTATAAACTGCACTATAAAGCAGTTGCATGTCTTTAATTTGTTCGGTGTTCATAAGTCCAGTATACTTTCCTAGACTTATTTATAAATTATGCAACCAGTTCTATAAATTCACCAAGAACTTTCTTGTTCATTTTCTTACTCTTCAAACTCTTTATGAATGCAGATTTAATTTGAGTCTTAGTGGCATCTTCGGCAACCTCAAACTCCACATCATTTGCAAGAGCAGAAGCAGAAATTCCAAAATATGTATGATATCCAGAGTTTTTAATAGTAAAGGACTTTTCTTTCTTCCAAGAAGAAAAAATTCTATCATATTCTGTACCAATATATCCAGTATATCTGCGAATAAACTGTGAAGTATCACGAGATTCCAGAATCCTCATACCAATAAAATTGACTGTAGGAAACTTATCCCGAAGATTTTGAAGAAGAATATCACTAAAACCATGCCATTCTACATTCAAAGAATAAGTATTTCCAGTTTTACGGTCACGAAGAAATGCATTACTGCTAATCGAATTTACACCAAGATAAGGTTCTTCTAAATGACGACGACTAAACTCTTTATGATACTTAGGAGTATTTGCCTCACCATCTGTCAGAATTACACACTGAACTTTTTGCAATTTATTTTCTTTTTGAAAGGTGGGAAGAATTTCATGAAGAGAAATTAAAGCTTCATTTAAAGGAGTTCCTGAAAGATTCCAACCAACTGGAACACTATAACGACAATAATATTGATCACTAAAACTACGTGCAATCCGATAGATATTCAACATCTGATCTTCCAGAGTCTTACCATTTGTCTTACTGGTAAGCATATTCATCAAAGAGAAGTATTCTATAACTTGAATTACACCATCCTTTTTCTGATACAAAGGTTGAGGCATAATGGGTTTATGATTCTCATCATACTTAACAATTGGATAATCATTTGTGAAAGAATAAACCTCAAAAGGAATATTGACTTTCTTACAGAACCAAATCAAATTAAAAAGTTGTTTTACGGTGTCCAACATCACACGACTCATTGATCCGGACCAGTCAAGAACGAACACCAGTCCATGATTCTTACCGTTTGCAAGTGTTGTTACCTTACGGAATAGATCTTCATTATATTTGTAGGTATGAAGTTTGGTACAGTCCAGAACACCTGTACGAGCGGTTGTGGCACGAGCATAACTATCCGCAGCTTTACGACATTCAAACTCTTTGACTAGATAATTGACTTCTTTCTGTGCCGAACGCTTAAACTCACGAAAATCTTTATCTGCCTCACCAAAGATTTCTTCATGAGAATATTCAGTATGATCAAGATATGATGCCCAAGATTGCTTGCACTGATTGTGAATCTCAATATTATTTACGATGATTTGATTCACATTCAATTTTGGAATCTCCAAATAAACATTTTCCCAACCATCCCGATTCACAAGATCTTTGAGTGCTTCTTCAAGATTACCAACAGTCTTGACTTCAGGTTCAGATGTTTCACCACCTTGCTCACCTCTAACTTCTTGTTTTTGTTGTTGTTCTTGAGATTTCTGTTCACTAATTTGATCAGAACTCCTACCATCACCACCTTCCATTTCAGGTTGATCATTCTCACCTTCCGGTTGATCTGAGAAATCGGAAGCAGGAGAATTTCCACCAGACTGTGGAATTTCATGAGAATCCAGATTGATTTTAGTTTCTTCCTGCTTCCTTTGCTTACAATACTTATAAAGTGCCTCAGAAGCAATCAGAACATCAGCAAAAGATTCTGAGTTGGCAATCAGATCAATGATCTCAGTCTCTTCACCAGGTTCAATAAAGATATCGGCAAAGTTACCAATCTTGAAGTAGAGGTTGGCACGGTCGGCAAGATTCATCTCATCAACTTGCTCATCTTCAATTTGAAAGAAGTCTTGTTCGGCAAGTTCTTTGTAACCACTAAAGAAAGTCTTTGCGAGACCAGCATAACGACGCTTCATCAGTTTTTCAATGCGAGCATCTTCTACAATGTTCACAAACTGAGGAGGAACTTTAACTTGCTCAGTCCAGTCCTCATCAGGAGTATAAAGAGCATGACCGACTTCATGACCAACTAGAAGGTCATAGACAGTATTGCTTGCCTTCTCCCACATCGGCAGAGTCAGCACACGAGTGTGAACATTGAACTGAGCGGTCTCTACTTTCTTGTGCTCCACCACAAGGTCTTCGGTGGCAAGCAGTTTGGCGAGTTGAGACTTGATTTCGTGGTTAACGGGCATTGGTGGTTTTTTGAACTGACCGTATTATACAAAAAAAGGAGGTCTTGCGACACTCCAGTGGACAGTTTGAAAAGTGGTTTTATGATCCACGATTACCTGAAGGGCCTCTTTCAGCAGTATCTTGTGTCCAATTTGCACGAACTCTCTTACCAGCAGGATGTTCTGGTTGATTTACTGCCATTCTATACTTAGCATCCGCCTGAGTGTCTTTGGTAGGTTTTACCGATTCAGGTTTTACTGGCGGTTTTCTCCTACGTTTTTTATGTAAAGCGGTTCTTGTAAATGTATCACTTAAAGGAATCCCACTTCTTGTATTCCTAACGTTACTTTTTTCTTCATCAGAAAGATCATCATCTACTCTTGCTTCAACAATACTCTCCATCCAACCTTCACTCATGTTTGCCATGATTTGGAGTGCTGCCCCTTCATTATCAGCATAACCTTCACCAATTAGATGTCCCAATACAATATCAAATAGATCGAAACTTTGAGTTAAAGTGGATCTCCCAGCACCTTGATCCATTCTCCCAAGGTTTTTCTTACCTTGTGCAACTATTTGCGAAATACTTTTTCCAGTCTTTTGCATCTGAGCATTGCCACCACCAGCAGAATATGCTGACCTATTAAAATCCGATATTGGTTTTTGTTGTGATCCAGGAACATATCTACCCCCACCACCCATTGATACTGCATGTTTTGCATCAATTGAAGGAAACTCTTGTTTGGGAGTTTGTGGTATTGGTTTTTGTTGTGATCCAGGAACATATCTACCCCCACCACCCATTGATACTGCATGTTTTGCATCAATTGAAGGAAACTCTTGTTTGGGAGTTTGTGATTTTGATATAGAAGGTGCTGGAGTAGCAGATTTTCCAGAACCAGAACCACCAGATGCAGCGTTTCTTCCTCTGGCAACTACTTCCCCAGCAGAATATCCTTGTCGAATAGCTGCATCACCACCACCACTTTTAAAATCCCCATACTGTGGTTCACCAAGATTTTTCTTAGTGTATTGAGAAGTTTTTCTTCCTCTGGCAACTACTTCCCCAGCAGAATATCCTTGTCGAATAGCTGCATCACCACCACCCTTTTTAAAGGCAGAGTACTGACTAGTGCCTAGATTTTTCACAGTATAAGGACTCTCCTCATCAAGTTGATAAATCTGATGATAAGCTTCTTGAAGGGCACGAAGTTCTTGTGAGTTCATCTTAAAACTACTTTTCAATTATTTATAAAAAATGAGGTCTTGTGACCCCCCAGTGTGCCAGTTTGAGAAGTGTCTTACCAAAGAGGTTCATCTCTATCTGCTGGACCTTTTTTGACTGGTGGTTTTGGTGAAGTTTTTGGTCCACCTCCATCCCAAAGTGGACCGTCCGGATATGGTTTTCCATCACCAGGTTTGGTGCTAGTACCTCCAGATGATGAATTGCCAAGTACTTTTTTAATAAGTCCAGCACCAGTTTTAATTGCGTTTCCAATTGGATTTGGTGTATATTGATTCCCTGCAATATCTTCAACAATACTCTCCATCCAACCTTCACTCATGGCACTCATAATTGCCTCTGCAGATTTTTGATTTGAAGCAAAACCTTCGTCAAGAAGATAATTAAAAATAAATTGCTCCTGTGCCATTTGAGTAGTATATCTTTTACCCCCGTATGTAAATTCCTTTTCTCCAGCCTTTCGATGATACTCGAATGCCTGATCAAAAGTACTTCCTACTTTTCCAGGACCAACTTTTCCAGGACCAACTTTTTTTCTTCGAGCAAATCTTCCAGAAGTACCTACGCTAGTTGAAGGATCATAATATGTTTTCCCAATTTTAACTTCTTTAGCAGTTGTTGGAAATTTTGGTGCTTTATCAGGAGTTCCCATTGCTGTTGATTTTGGGGATGTCATATCAGCAGCCACTCCAAGAGATGTAAGAGCGCCACCAAGAGCAAGAGGGACTCCAGATCTCCCCAATTTTTTAGAAGACTTTTCAGGACCTACAGAACCCCCAGTAGATTTATTGGTGGGAGGAATATTCAATGTTTTTGAAGATGTTGATTTTGATAATTGGCCACCACTAGTTCCACTTGGTAAAGATTCTCTGGTTGGTGAACCAGATAAAGATTTTTGTGGTGCTGGTTTTGGTGTAGAATCTACACTTTTTTTTACTGGATTTATTGTACCAGAAGATCCGTTCCAAGGATCTGGTGATATATTTGAAACTTTTGGTGTAGGAGTTATAGAACGTGATGGATGTAGTTCTTTTAGACGATTTTCTAGAGTCTTAGGAGTTGGTGAACCAGATAAAGATTTTCCAGTAGATAAATCCCTAACTGTTACTGGTTCAATTTTAGTATTCGATACTTTCGATGAAGATTGTTTTGGTGTAGGAGTTATAGAACTACCTTTTGATAATTTTGATAATTGGCCACCACTAGTTCCACTTGGTAAAGATTCTCTGGTTGGTGAACCAGATAAAGATTTTTGTGGTGCTGGTTTTGGTGTAGAATCTACACTTTTTTTTACTGGATTTATTGTACCAGAAGATCCGTTCCAAGGATCTGGTGATATATTTGAAACTTTTGGTGAAGTCCGTGTAACTGGATTTTTTACAGTTCTAACTATTGGAGTTGGTGGTGCAGATTTTACTACATTACCAATAGCATTAGTGGGAATTGAATTACCACCAGCAAGAATGGCTGTAGTAGTCAAATCAGTAATTCCAGTTTTTACTGGAGTTGCAGCTCTACCTTTAACAAATTTTGCAACATTTGTGACACCTTTAAGTAAAGAACTCAATCCACCTTCAGCAATAAGTTCGACCATAATATGATTAGATTCTTCTAGAGTATATCCCTCACCTAAAAGATATTCTAAAACTTCATCATAAATATCCACTTCCTCTTCCACTTCATAAGTTTGTTCGGATATTTTTTCAGAAAGTTCATAAACCTGATTATAAGCTTCATGTAAACCTAAAATTTCTTGATCTCTCATTTTTATATCTACTTTTTAAGTATTTATAAAAGAGAAGCATCTTATACGATATAAATAAAAAAGCATCAAAGAAGTAAGGTTTTTTTATGGATGAAGAACTTATAGAAGAAGCTTTCAAAAAATCATCATATACAAATTTTGAAAAATATAAAAAACATAGATTAAAATCAATCACTTTAAAAAAAGAAAGAACAAAACAAATAGTAAAATTTATTTCTGATAATAAAAAACCTTGTTTATTCTGTGGTAGAGATGAAGATATTATATTTCACCATATAAATCCAAACGAAAAAGAAAATACTATATGTAGTTTAAAAAATTGGAGTCAAAAAAGAGTAGAAAATGAAATTAAAAAATGTTGGTGTTTATGCGAGAATTGTCATATAAAATTACATCAAAGATTATGCGACCCATTACCAATATGTTATGAAGAGATAGAAATTTAATTAAAAACAAAAGAACCTCCCTTTTTGGGGGAGGTAGTGTGACTATTCTTAAAGGATTTAAGTCGTGCCTTTGCTTGTCGGAGGGCCTGCGGTTTGAGTTTCCGCTTCTGATCCTTCTTAGAGTGATGTTGCCAGTTTGGAGTGTTCATTGTTCTGTTTGTTTATGATTCTATTTTATATGAGAATCCTGCCTTCTTATCAAACCTTGTGACACTTTCAAATTTGTCCTCAAGTCCAGTCTTATGAGAAATCACAAATATATTAGCATCCTTTATGACATAACGAATAATCTTAAGAAATTCATCAGTTCCAAATCCATCGAGAGAAGAGTCAAAAACTTCATCTAAAATTAAAAGATTTGTATTCACAGAATTTTTAAGTCGAGCAACTTCTCTCCAGGTAAACAATAGACTCAAATCCACTCGCATCTTTTCACCTTCACTAAAAGAACTATAAGAAAAGTTCTCATGAATTGGAGATTGAATGGATTCATTAAACTCTTCATCCAAATGGAAATTAATGTAGAAATCCATCATCTGCAAATATCGATTCACCTGCTGATTGATGAAGGGAAGATATTTTTTGATAATTTTGGTTTTTACACCATCATCTTTAAGAAGAGAATATGCAAAATCATAATGAACGATCTCTTCCTTTTTAGTGCCCAAATCCTCAAATACTTTTTGGAGATTGGTCTGAAACTCTTCTAACTTTCCATGCTCAGTATTCTTGTTTTCAAGTTGTTCGGTAAGTGTTTGAATTTCACTTTCCAAATCCCTAACCTGTCGTTGGTTAGATGAAATCCTAGCATTGTTTTGAGAAATGTCATTGTTGAGTTTCGTAATCTCCTTAGATAGAGCAATAAATTGACGCTCTCTCTCTTCTTCTTGCTTTATGGTCTCTTCAAGATCTTTATAACCTTGTTGGAGTTCCTTGGCACTATTTTGAGCGTCGGCAATTCTATTTAACCGAAACTCTTCCTCGATTGTTTGAGTGCAGGTGGGACAAACCGTATTTTCAGTAAAGAACTTGTGCTCATTGGTAATGGTAGATACTTTCTGAGATAATTTACCTTTCAAATTTCCCAACTTTCTCAGTTTATCAGTTGCACCGATAACTTCTTCTTGCTCTTTCGTATATCCAAAGATACTTTCTTCGGTAGTTGAATTTTGAAGCATATAAGCATCAACTTCACCAATCAAGTTAGTAATCTTTTGTTTGTTGGCATTGATATTATCTTTTCCACGACTTTCCAACTGCTCAATAAAGTTCTTTTGCATCAAAACCTTATCTTTGAGGGATTCTTTTCTAAGATCCAGAGATTTAATCTGTTCCTTTTGCTGACGAATCTTTTCTTTAATCAAATTGTTCATTGAAGAAAAGATACGAATATCCAACAAGTCCTCAATTACCTCACGACGATTTGCAGTAGTCAATTGCATAAAAGGTACAAAGGTGCTTGAACCCAGAATCACAATCTGTGTAAAACTGCGGTAATTAACTTTTAGAATATTTTCTTCTAGGATTTTTTGATTTGCTCGGTCGTCTGCTTCTTTATGCAATTGTGTCCCATTCACCTCAATATCAAAAATATTTGGTCTAATTCCACGACGAACCAAATAATTTTTATTGTTTATAGAAAACTCGACTTCAACAACACAGTCTTTTTCGTTGGTGCTATTAGAAAGTTGATTTTTGTTAATTTTACGAAATGCTTTGTTAAAGAGAGCAAATGTGAGGGCATCTAAAAGAGTTGATTTTCCCGCACCATTTGTACCTACAATTAAATTGGTATGATGTTTTTGAAAATCCATCTCTATGAAATGCTGTCCCGTAGAAAGAAAGTTCTTCCATCTAATTTTTTTAAAGGTTATCATTCTTAGGAGGAATTACGATGTCTTCAGGTTTAATCACTGCATACTTATAATTATACATCCTACAAGTCTTTATGGCAAGTTCATCATCTACTTCTACAACATCCATCTCTTTCTCTTCTTGGTCTTCTACCATCAAAGCATAACGGGTGGCATCATCCTCCTCCTCAAAAAGGAACAAGACTTTTTCCCCATATTTGTCTTGGACGGCAAATGCACCGTCCCCTTTCTGGTCCTTAAGTGTAAGAAGAAACATTATTGAACTTCGCAAGCCTCTTTATAAAGATTTTGTAGAATTCCTTTGATGATATTTTTATCAAACTGAACTTCGGACTCATCAATATAACGATTCAGAATTGAAATAGTATTCTCTTCTTCATCAACTTGAAAATCTTCACTTTCTTGTATCTCAAAGTTCTCAATAATTTTAAGGTCTTGAATTCCTGCTGTATATAATTTATCTACAAACTTTTCAAAATCCTTTGCCTTTGTTTTTTTACGAACAATAATCTTTACAATCTTATTCTCATACTCCCGAGCATCAAATGTTTGATAGGGGGTATCCTCATAATAAAGATTATAAAATAATTTATAAGGATTATCAATTGGTGTATGTTCTAGTGTTTCTGTATCAAAGATATGAAATCCACGAGTATCATTCACATCCGTCCAATACATTTCGTAAGGATTGCCAAGATAAAAAATCTTCCCATTATCGGAACGAGTGTGATAGTGTCCAGAAAATACTTTTTTAAACTTTGAAAAAATATTTGAGTCCAATCCGTGCTCATCCATGACTAGAGTATTGTTTACACGGAAACCTTGAAGTTCTAGATGTCCCATTGCAACCTTTGCCTTGGATTTCTTAATCACATTCATGGTTTCATCATGATTCTCACTACAAATCCAAGGAATAAAAGTCATATCAATTCCACAAACCTTTGTATTTGTTGGAGAACTATAAGTTTTGATATTTGGATAATCTTTTAGGAGAAGTTCTGGGGCATTAATTTCAGTAGAATTGCGTAGAAATATATCGTGGTTACCCACAATCATATGAACCTCATATTTTCTAAGAGGTTCCAATACAACTCTTCTGGTCCAATCCAATCCCCAAAAATCAATACTTTTACGATTATCAAAAGCATCACCCATATGAATGACTGTCTTTATCCCGTGTTCTTCTAGAGCAGGGAAGAAAACATTATCGTAAAACAATTGAAAATAGTCGTGAAGATGTTTAGAAGATTTACGTGCGGCCCAATGAGTGTCCGTCAGAATTCCGATGAGCATAGGGATTTTTAACTGGACTTCAAGTATAGCACGGCAGACTCCAAAAAGTCAAGATTATCGATTGTTGTTTCTGTATTGGATGTTGTCCTTCATGGAATTATACTCCGAATTGCTCCCAGAAAGCAAGTTGTCATCAATAACCATAACCTCATCAAATCCAGTGCGTTCAATGATTTTATTTTTAATTTCTAATTGTTTCTTTTCTTTTTGAATTCTTCTCAAAAATGCATAGTGAATAATCTGAGTAAAATATGCGAATGGATTCTGAGACCTTTCCGGATTAAAGTTATGAATATACTGAACACAATTCTCAATCCCGTCAGAAATCATATCCTCACGGAACATATAATTAACAAAGTTTGGTTTATAAGATAAGTGAGTAGCAATTTTTAGAAAACAATCTCCAAGATAATTTGGAATTCTTGGTTTTCCTTCCCAAGGTCCAGACTTTGGAGGATCTATATAATATTTCTCAATATACTTTTCACGAGCAATATCTACCTTACTTCGATACAATATCATTGCTTCCAGTAATTCTTTATTGTTTACATAGTGCTCCGATTTCTTTTTTGCCATGGGGTCTCATTTATCCATTAATAAGTTAAGTTAATTATAGCACACTTTAAAGGGGCTTGACAACTATCAAAAAGTCATGTAGACTAGGTTTGTCCCGGTTGAAGATGAGAACTTAGCTTTCTTTAATATCTTTATATAACTCTTCAAGTTTTTTACGAGCAGATTCTACTGAAGATATGTACCCTTTTTGTTCTGATATTTTTACTTCACCTGAAGGTTTATATACATCTATACTATCATCATAACTTAGATATTGCTGATAGAGTGTAATGAGTCTCTTATTTACAGTTTCAGTCATTGTAATTACTCTATCAAACTTTATAAAAAAGATATCCTCATCAGACAGTTCCATCCAAGGTTTTATCTTCATATAAGTATTTCCATTACTACTGACGGATTTCATTACAACAGGATTTTGAAGAATAATGATTGGATCACCATCATTCTCATCTACCATGATAATTGATAGAATTTCTTCTCCAGATATAAGTTTTAAAATGCAATAAAACTCTTCACTCATCATCATTTTAGTGGTATGTTAACAATATCGTAATTGAAATTTTCTTCATTATAAATTTTAATTCTCTCAATAAGATGATTTAATGTATAATTCTTTCTTGACTTATAACTGATATCATCGGCAATGTCATATAGAGTTGCTTTTACTTTGTTTTCGCCTTTTCTAAGAACTCTACCGATTGATTGAAGATTTCTGATTCTCGATTTACTGGGAGAAGCAAAGATAACATTGTGAAGATTTCGAATATTAACACCAGTAGAAAAAGTGCCATAAGAAG